AAATGAAATATTATAAAAAGTTTTAGCACTCTTATTTTATTTATTTGACATTTCCGATTAAATCGTTTATAATGAAAATGAGGTGATTTTATGGATGCTAAAAAAGAAAAAGAAATAGCTCAAAAGTTATATTTAAAAATAGAATTGTATTTCAGAGAAAATAACACTAATAGACATAAAGTAGCACAAAAAATGGGGCATAGAAAACAAGCTGTTTCTGAAATAATGTTAAGACTAAAAGATGGTAAATTTCCAAGAATTAGCAGTCTTTTGAAGTTGCAAGAAGCATTGGGGACAACTTTAATTTTTTTTGATATATAATTCCGTTTAAATCGTACATATATAAATTATGAATTACAAATAAAAAAGAAAGGAGAAGGAGAATAAAAATGGAAAATTATTTTAAAGATTTGAAAAAGTTTAAAAATTCTTTATCAGAAATTGGTTTACCACAAGATATAGAAAATGAAGTTTTGAAGACTTATGCAGTTGAAAAAACAAAGATAATTGTAAAAGTTGAAGACAACAAAGAAGTTTTAAATCAATTAAAAGATTTATCTGATTTAACAGAAATTTTTAAATAAAAATCTAAGGCTAGTCCTTAGACACATAGCCATAAGTCATTTTTATCCTAGCTTTCACCCCCTCGAGAGTTAGGTTTCCTCCCTTGTGGCTATCTGTGTAAGGTGTAGCTACTGGATAAAACTAAGTCCACGGATGTGGGTAGGCTTCGGCTTAGAATCTTATGTTTTATCCCCTTGCTTTTCTTGCAGTTTCGTATTTTGATAAAAAATATATTGAAACTAAAAGAAATATTTGTCGTATTAATTCGTAATTTTTTAAAATTTTTTAAATGCTTTTCTGGATAAATATTAATTTTTCCTTTATATATCAATGAGATTGTTAAAATTTTTTCAGGAAAAGTTAAAAAGTATCTAGTAAATATCTAGTAAGTATCTAGTAAATATTTTGAAATATTTTAATGTAAAATAAAATTCTAAAAAAATTCTAATAGTTTTCTTTTAAATAGCAATAGAAAATAAATAAAAATTTTACATATTCTAAAATAATTAATGCATTATTTTACTTCAATATTTCCTACTAAATTTCCTACTTATGAAATGTTGATGATAAAAGAAATATTAATATTTTTCCTACTAATTCCAATTAAATTTATTACTTGAATTAGTGGAGGCTACTTAATAGCTTGCTGGCTAATATGTAGCTTTCACTGATTGAATTAATAAAGAGAGAGTCAGCAAGCTCTCCAAATATACAGGAGGTAAAAATGGAAGATAGAACACTAAAACAGTTATTAATGTCAAGTAGTTATTTTGTATTAAATAAACAAATAGTTAAAGCAATAGGAATAGAAGCAGGGTTTTTATTAACAACTTTAATAGAAGTTAGTGATGGACTTTCAAATGAAGATGGTTGGTTTTATAAAACTGCTCCATCTTTGGAGGAAGAAACAGGGCTTTCTAATCACAAGCAAAGTAAAATTATTGAAGAATTGACAAAATTAGGTATCCTTGAACAAGAAAATAAAGGAATGCCGATGAAGAGATATTTTAGAATTAATTTTAATAAAATAGAGGAGTTAGTTTTTAAAACACAGGATTTAAAAAATTCTAAACCTTGCAATGAAGAAATTGAAAAGCAAGGATTTAAAAATTTTGAATGCAAGGATTTAAAAAATTCAAATGCATGCATTGAAAAAATTTCAAACAATAAAGAATTAAATAATAATAACTTAAATAAAGAACTTAATAATAATATATATAAAGAGGCTGTTGAGTACTTAAATCTAAAAGCAGGAACTAAGTATAAATCAAGTTCTAAGAATACAACTAAATACATAAAAGCTAGGATTAATGATGGCTATACACTAGAAGATTTTAAAACTGTAATAGATAAAAAATGTTCCGAGTGGCTAAATACTGATATGGAGAAGTATTTATGTCCTGATACTTTATTTGGATCTAAATTTGAAAAGTATCTAAATCAGAAAATAAATAACTCTAAATTTAATTATAAAAACACTCAAACACCACCACAAGAAGTAAAGTGGGGTGATTAGTATGTGTATAGTAAATTTAAGAGAACTAGCTGAGAAGATAAGAACAGGCAATATCCATAAAATTGAAGAAAAAAGAGAAATACTTGAAAATGGAAATGTAGTCTTAAAGAGATGTGAAGTATGTGGAGAAATTACAGAATATAAACATCAAGGCTACGATATGTCAAGAGATTGTGTTTGTATGAGGAATTACAGAAAGCAAGCTAGATTAAAAAGATTTAAAGATTTGAGTATTATAGACAGGAATGCTGGGAGTAATATTTTTTCTAATGCTCAAATAGATAAATCTAATGCAGACGAAAGAAACATCTACCAAGAGTTATACAAATATGCTGAAGATTTTAGCATAGAAAAGCACGGATATATTTTTGCTGGTGGAGTTGGAACAGGTAAAACATTCTTAGCAAATTGTGTTTGTAATATGCTAGACAGTAAAGGTTTTTCAGTTTTAAGTTTTTCACTAGGTGCATATTTTAATAGAATTAGAAAAAATATAGATGAAGAAGAAAGCTTTATATCTGCCGTTAAAGATGTGGATCTTTTATTTATTGATGATCTAGGAAGTGAGTACATCAATAGAGAAAATGGAAAGATGTGGGCAGAGGAGAAGATTTTTAGATTATTTGATGAAAGATACAGAGCTGGGAAGCCAGTTATAATAACAACTAATCTAAAAGTTGGAGAACTTAAAGAACATCTTAAAATTAATGGAGTTAATAAAGTCTATGATAGGCTTTTAGAAATGTGTAAATATATAGAATTTAATTGGCAAAGTAAAAGAAAATTAAAAATATAGGAGGAACAGATGGTAAATAAAAAAATGACAATGAGAGATTATTACAGAACATTTATAACAAGAGCTAATAAAGAAGCTGGAGTTATTTTTAATGCTACTAAGCTAAATAGCAAGGAGGAATGTGAGGAATATCTTTTAAATTTGATTAAAGATTTAAGGCATAATGCACAGCCTCAAAAAAATCAAAATACTGAGGGTATTTATGATTATAAAAAAGTTAATGAGGATTTGAAAGATAGAGTTAAAAAGCTGGAAGCTGAAAGAGTATTCTACATAACTCAAGCTAAGGAAGCTGGAGAAAAAAGAGAGAAAGCAGAGAAAGAAAAAGAATGTTATAGAAGTCAAGCTCTATATTGGAATAACAGTTATTATGAAAAAGATAATGAAGTTGGAATGTTAGGAAATTTCAGTGTTTTTTTAGGTGTTGTAACAATTATAGAAGCAATTTCAATAACATTGTTAATCTGGAAGTGATGAGATGAAGCAATGCTATACAATACCATACAAGCCAGATTCAATGAATACACATTGGAGAATAGCAAAGAATGGAGGACAGTACTTATCAAAGGCTGGGAGAGAGTTCAGGGACAATGTTCAAAATTATATAAAACTCTATAAGTATAAAACTTATGAAAAATCTGTAAAAGTTAAATTAGATTTGTATTTTGCAGATAAAAGAACAAGAGATTTAGACAACTATTTTAAAGCTATATTAGACAGTTTTAAAGGCTTCTTATATGTAGATGATAAACAGATAGACAAGATAGAAGCAACGAAGCATATGGGAGCTGGGAAGAACTATTTTATCATAGAGGTTGAGGAGTTACAACAATGAGTTTAGCAAAAATAAAACATATTCCGTATTTAATAAAAAAGCTAGGAGATGGAGAATATAGAATAAAAGTTAAAGATAATAGAATCGTGATCTTCTCAAAAAACAATAGATATGAGAATGAGGAGATAAAAAAGATTCTTGAAGAAGTTGATGAAGAAAAAGATTGATTTTATATAAGAATATGATATGATAGACATATAAAGTATTACTAAATTAGAATTTAAATTTAGATATAATCTATTTTAAATATTTTTTAATGTATTACTATATTAGAAAAGCAGGAGATTAATCCTGCTTTTTTATATTAAAGAATAATTTTGTAAATTATGAATATCCTTATCTGTTATAAAATATTCTCTTTTTATAAATTCTATTGTTTTTCCATTTTCAAGTTTTTTTCTTCTTATGTTATCGCAAAAACCTACATAGTATATATTTTTATCCCATTTTTCCCCTAAAATTTCTAAGAAGAATATATCCCACTCTTTTAAGTCATCTTTTTTAAACAAATTACCTTCTTCAGCCTCATTATCATTTAATGCGACATTTACAAAATAATCTGTATTAGGTCTTATCCAGTATAAATAATGCTCATTTTTATAATTTCCTATATTATCTTTTCCACTTTTTAAAATAGCTGGAATTGCTTTTTCTAAATCCTCTAAACTAAATTTTTGAAATCTAAATCTCATTTTAATCCCTCCTAATTTTTTTTATTTTTTATTAAAATTTCTAATTCTTCCAATTCTTCGGGAGTTGCAAACTCTTTTATAAATCTTTTTGCATTGCTCTTCATACTTCTGATAGTTCCTTTTTTTACAGCTTCTGGATTATTTTCTAAGTACCTTTCATTAGCTTTTTTTTGTCCCTCTGGGTCTTTATACCCTTTTCTTTTCTTTTCTTCCATTAATCCCCCTCAATTACTCTATAAATTTCATCTTCATCACTCCTTGATTTTATTTGATTTTTTTTCTAAGAAGTGATATAATCTAAGTGGTTGAAGCTAAGATTAAATCATTCTTAGTTTATCAGGGAAGTGTTGGTCGCATTTCCCTTTCACACTTATATAATATCATAAGTTTAAACTTATGTCAACTCTTTTTTTTAATATTTTTGTAGAACTCAAAAAGTCCAATAATATTAATAGAAAAAAATGTAAAAAATTTTAAAAATTAAATAAGAAAATATCTTACAATCAAAATTTTAATTAAAAGTAGATGGGATATATAAGAAGAAGTTTATAGAAATATAAGCAACTTTTTATGTATCCCATTTTTTTATTTTCTGCAATGGAGGAAAAATGAAAGAATTGAAAATCATAAATAAAAATATAGAGGACATAAAAGAATATGAGAACAATGCAAAAGGACACCCAGATTGGCAGATTGAACAGATAGCTAATTCTATAAAAGAGTTTGGATTTAATGACCCAATAGCAATTAATGCAGATAATCAAATTATTGAGGGACACGGCAGATTATTAGCAGCTAAACAACTGGGATTAACTGAAATACCTTGTATCGTTTTAGATGGACTTACAGAAGTTCAAGAGAGAGCTTATATCATAGCTCACAATAAAACTACAATGAACACAGATTTTGATTTAGATAGATTACAGTATGAGTTGAATACTTTAAAAGTAGAAGGCTTTGATTTAAGTTTAACAGGTTTTAGTGAATATGAAATAGATAAATTAAATTACAGTGCCTTAGATGAGATAAAAGAAAATGATTATTCAAGTTTTTCAAATGAAGTTTCAAAAAATAGCAAAACATTTTCTGTAACGTTATTATTTGACAAAGAAAATGAGGAAGAAGTGATGGATTTCATTCGTGAAAATGGTAAAGATAAGATTGTGAAAATAATTTTAAAAGAAATAG